CCCAGATGGATACTTTGAGAATAATCCAGCATCTGCTGACTGGATTCAAAAAGTTCTTCCTCAGATGAAGCAGGGTCTCTACAGAGGTCGTGAAGATTTTGAATTTCTTAAAGCGTTAGATTCGGAGAAAGAATGAAAATCCTAATAAGTGGAGCACAGGGAACCGGTAAATCTACTCTTAACAGAAATCTCCTTAAACGATTCCCTGAATTTGTAAGTCTAGATAATCTTAGTGCGAAGTTCTTAAAATCCAAAGAAGATCTTAAAGACCCAGAGAAACTTAGAAAGTTTCAAGCGGAAGTCTCTACTTACTGTTTCTATAAGTACCTATGGACTGATAATTACATTAGTTCTAGGTCGTTAGCAGATGCTTATGCTTATAATAAGTTCTCTTATCTTAACACTAACGATAATCGTTATAAGATCTTTATGGATCTTAGTTTAGATCTAGCACGAGACTTCGATAATCCCGAATGCGTAAATATCTTTATCCCGAAGATGTTTAAACCAAAGTCAGAACTCTTAAGATCCGGTAACGAAGAGTTTCAAGACACGATAGATTCGTTTATAAAAGAGTTTAACACGTTATCGGGTCTTGAAATATACACAGTTAAGTCAAACGATATTAACGAACGTGTAGAAGAAGTCTCTGAGTACATTAAAACGAGATTATAATATGCAACTATCCCACGAATGTCCCATCTGTATGATGGAGTTAGTTTCTAAATACATAGATTTTAACTACTACTTAGATGTTCTGATGTTAGACCGAGATTATAATCGGTTTATGAACAACGGTAAACGAATATATCTCGATTGTTCGTTATACGAAAGAACTAGACAGCGAAGTATAGAACCTCTTGATGAAGGTATCTACAGAGCACTCTTCGAGAAACTTTCAAAACATTCGGAGACGTTTATAGTTGTTCCTGATAAACACGATTCCTCCGAATACAATATCTCTAAAGTTCAGGAATACGCAGATACCAAGAACAAGATTATAGCAGTTCACGGAAAAGATCTAAACGATTACATCTCGTGTTTAAAGTACTACATAGAGAACGAAGATGGGATTATAGCGTTATCCGCAGGAGATTCTTTCTGTGATTACACGACAAGAACCAGAGTTCTTGAAAAGGTAGATGTAAAAGGAAGGAAAATCCACTTGTTCGGATTAGTTTCTCCTAAAGAAATATACGCTTTAAAAGACGTTAAAGATGTCGTGTATTCTATGGATACATCATTACCGGTAACGTGTACGTTAAAGGGTCTAAAGATACAAGATGTTACGGAGAAACCGAGGATTATTATCTTCGATGAGTTTGACAACGAACACTACTACGAGAGTAATTTACTTATAGATAATATAATGTTTATGAGAGACTTCTATGGTCTTTCAACGAGTTAGAAGCGTCTAAGGAACTAGAGTGAAATTCATCGATATAGACGGAGTTTTAGGAGATTTCTTCGGGTGGGCATTAGATAAAATACCCACGACAAATGACTGTATAGAATCCGCAGTAAAGTTCTACAAGGAAGCGTTTCTAGATTCTAAAGTACTAGAAGAGAATCTCTATCTTCTTTCAGGAGAATATCGTCTCTTAAGTAGTCTTCCTAGTATAAAACACATTCTAGAGTATACTACCGTTGATAACGTAGACGAGATCTTATACACGTTTAAAGAAAACAAACTAAAGTTTACTGATAAACTAGGTGTTAGCCGTTCTAACGTTATTATTCTTAATAGTTCCGTAGAGAAGATTCTTTATGCTAAAGGAAACATTCTCTACGATGACTGGTATAAGAACATTCAGAACTGGGAACTTGCGGGTGGTACTGGATTTCTTGTTAAGTCTTAAACGATTATAGTCTATATAACAACGTCTAAGACGTTTAACATCTTTATAACATTTCTTTAACATCTTTATAACATCTAGAATCTCTTTAACTTTCTCCAAAAGTCCATTATAATATATCTAAACGGAGGAACTATGAAACTCTTTGAAACTGCATACCAAGATAAGTTTAACTATTACGAAAGATATTTTAATACTGAGACTAACAAATCAGAAACAGAATCAATAGATAATAGGTTTGAATACTTTATACCATACTCAACCGGAGAATTTAAACTAATCACTGATCAAACTCTAAATGTAACGAGATTAGAGGGTTCTTCAAAACAAGCTAGAGGAAACATCGGAGTAACTCCTCCCATCTATAAACATATAAGAGATCATTACTGGAAAGAAGGAAGTTACAATCTTAGTCCACGTATAATCTATCTTGATATTGAAACAAGAGCTCTAGGAGCACCTGATCCGAAGAATGCTCCTGAACAGATAATTCTCATTCAGATGTTAGATACTAAGACTAATCAGGTTATTGTTCTTGGTCTAAGACCTTGGCAATCAGAACCTGACTACGAGCAGGAATATCCCGTAAAGTACATTCGTTGTAAGGACGAGATAGATCTTCTCTCAACGTTCTTAAAAGTCTTCAAGGTTCTAAATCCAGTTATAATCTATGCGTGGAATGGTGAGGGATTCGACTTTCCTTATCTTTATAACAGACTAAAGAAACTCGGGTTAGACCCAAATAAACTCTCTAACTACGGACAGTGTAAACTCGATTATATAGAAGACATCAGGACTCACCGTTCGCACTACAAACTAACAGCACCTGGGCATTACTACTTAGACTCGATAGAGGTTTATAAGAAGTACATTTTCGCTCCGAGACCTTCGTACTCACTTGACACGATTGCGAAGATTGAAGTCAGATCAAACAAAGTAGAACACACGGAGTTCCCTACGTTTGACTCGTTTTACACGGGAGATAAGTACACGATTAACGAAGAACCATATAAAGAACGAATAAGAGAACAGATAAGACAGGGTTATATAAAACAATCTAAACTAAAACCAGGAACCGATGAATACGATAAAAACCGTGAAGACATTATAAAGAACATACATTTTCAATTCGTGTATTACGGCGTTATGGACGTTATTCTCCTTAGAAAGATAGATGAGAAACTGAACTTATCGAAGATTCTCGTTAACGTAGCAAAGACTATGGGTGTTCTATACAACGATGTTCTAGGTACGGTGAAACCTTGGTCTCAGTACATAAGTAATATGGCTTATTCTGAAGGACTAGCAATGCCTAAGATGGAAGAGCACGAAGGAGACCAGTATGAAGGAGCATTTGTTCGTGAACCTGTAAAGGGACGACACAAATGGGTAATGAACTTTGATGTTAACTCGATGTACCCGCAGTTTAGTATTTCAGGGTTTGGAATGTCTCCTGAAACACTTGTTACCAAAGCAAAAATGCCAGCAGATCTTAGAGAAGTAGTTTTACAATACTTTACTGATAAAACAGACCAAGAAATCCTGGATACTCCTCAGGAAGTCTGGGATAAGGTTACTCCATTATTGAAAAAGTACAACTTCTCGTTAACCGCTAACGGAAATTGTTTTAGAAGAGATGTAGATGGAATTATTCCGAGATTAACAAACAAGATCTACGATGGTCGTAAGATAGACAAGAAGACTGAAGCTAAGTACGAAGAGAGAGCTATTCTAATAGAACAGATATTAGCTAAGAGAGGTATTACAGATCTTTAGGAGTTCATTTTAATTAAACATAAACTTTCTAAACTTAGTCTAAGATATATTATAATAATAAACAAAAAGGAAAGGATATGAAAGACCCTTTAGAATACACTGAAGAAGAACTTAACCAACTCTCCAACGAAGAGTTAAAAGAACTAAGATTAAAAGCACTGGATAACGAAGATAAGTTCCATAACGAACAATGGACAAAGAAGATTCTTATTAACGCTTTGTACGGTGCAACTGGTAACAAGTTCTTTAGTCTTTATAACAGAGACTTTGCTAGCTCAATAACTGCTAACGGAAGAGTGTTCATTCAGCAGACTGCTAACAGAATTAGAGAGCGGTTACAGGAGTTATGTCCGTGGGATAAGGAATATATAAACTACGGTGACACAGACAGCTTTTTTGCAAACACTTTGGTCAAAACTGACCAAGGAAGTTTGCATATTTTTGACCTCTATGAAAACTCTAATGGACGAGAAGTTGAATACAAACCTGGAAAGTTCTTTAAAGAAGTTAAAGATCTTAAAGCACTTTCAGTAAGTAAAGATTTTAAACCTGAATATAAACCAATCAAATACGTTATGAAACATACAGTTAAGAAACGTTTATTCAAAGTTAAATGTAACGGAAATGAGGTTGTAATCACTAATGACCATTCAATAATGGTTAAACGAGATAATGAACTTATAGAAGTTAAACCTTTTGAACTCACTCAACTATTTAACACTGATAGTCTTATAATTGCTAATGAAGATTCTCTAGGATTCTATAGTACTAGAAACTTTGAAATCGAAGACCTCGGTGTTCAGGAAGAGACAGTCTACGATATAGAGGTCGAAGATAATCATAATTTCTTCGGGAATAACATTCTTTTGCATAACTCAGTTTACTACACAGTAGAACCGTTAGTAGACAAGTACTTAGAATCACATCCTAACGCAGATATCGAAGAACTTACAAACTTTTGTGATTCGTTAGCTAAGAAAGTAATCCAACCGGTTATCGACAAAAGTATTAACGATGTCGCAGAACGTTTTAACGTTAAAGACCCTTCTAGAATGAAGGCTAAGGTAGAAGTTATCTGCGATGTGATGATTAACTGTGCTAAGAAGAAGTACTATGCAAGAGTTCGAGATGACGAAGGTGTTAGGTTTCCTTTAGACAATCCTCACATCAAGATAATGGGTCTTGAATTAGCTAAGAGTACAACTCCTCAGTGGGTTAAGGATACTATATCCGAAGCTATTCCTATTCTCTTCGACAAGGGTGAAGCTGAGTTAAAGCAGTGGATTAGAACTGTCAAAGAAAACTACACGAAGGCACCTTTAGTAGATATTGCTCAGATAGGAAAAACTAATAGTTTAGACTACAAACTATCAGATAAAGGAATTCCTATAGGAGCTAGGATAGCTATTGTGTATAATAACTTTGTAAAAGCTAATCGTTTAGAAGGTTCCTTTAGTCTTATCGAAGAAAGAGAAAAGTTTAAGTTTCTTAGACTAGTAAAAAACAATCCTTTCAATTCTGATGCTTGTGCTTTTATGGATAAAGCATTTGCTGAAGAGTATCTAAGACCATACATAGATTACGATACTATGTTTGAGAAGACCTTTTTGTCTAGCTTAGACCTGATGTGTAGTTGTATGGGATACGATGTGTTTGAGAAGGTTATTACCTTAGATTTATGGTGATTTATGGATTTTAAAACTTACATTAGTTTTCATATAGAAAATCTCTTAGATGAACTAAAGAACGAAGACTTTGATTGTGTCTTAGGAGTTCTTAGAGGTGGTTATATTCCTGCTGAGATAATCTCAAGAGCGTTTAACAAACCTTTATGTCTTATAAGACTTTCAAGTTATTCTAATCGTGAGCGTTCTGAGATTAAGGAATTAGGTTCTATAGGAGTCCCTAAGGGAAAAATTCTTATTGTAGATGACTTGATTGATTCTGGAGAAACACTAAAATATCTCTTAGAGAAGTATCCAAATAGTAAAACAGCAGTTATCTTTAACAAAGATGTTAAACGAGATATAGAACCTGATTTCTATTCAGTAAAGGTAGGTAATGAATGGATAGTACAACCTATGGAGGTCTATGATGATTATTTCAAATCCTGAGTGTAGTTCTAAGGTTCAGGGAAAGTTCCTTGAACAACCGAATGCTTTTGATATCTACATAGATAGAGTCTATGCAATAGGACCTGAAGAGTTTAAGCTAGATGCTAACGATTCTAAGACTTATCGAAGCTCCTTAAAGATAGAACCTGATTCTGATGGTTTTTGGCTTTTAAGACCAGGTGCGTACGAAGTAATCTCAAGTTGTTCTGTTGAAGTCTCGGACTCAGAATGTGGATACGTTAGAACAAGAAGCACTCTTCTTAGAAATGGGTGTATTATTCAAAGTGGTCTTTATGACTCAGGGTTCAAGGGTAAGGTCGGGTGTATTCTTATCGTTACTTCCGGGAACTTTAGAGTACAGAGAGGTTCTAGAATCGCTCAGTTTATCCTGATGACAGGAGTCAAAGCTAAGAAGATCTACAACGGTTCTTACGGTCAAGATTCTAACTTTGACCTGAATAGATATATCTAAGACTCTTAAATATCGTTAGACACAAAAACGTCTAACGATAAATCTTGTCTGTTTCTCCCAGTATTCTAACAACCCATCTATCTCAGAGATATACCCGTTATTGTCTACTGAGTCTCTTGCCTTTTCTAGGTTATCTACTATCTTAGAGCAAAGCATTTCTGCGAGTTCAAACAAATCTCTACTAGCGTTAATATCTTGAGTTCTTATATAAGAACCTTTAGATTTGTTTAAACTAAACGGAACTGCTATTACTCCATCTGAGAGTCCTGCGTAGATCTCTAAGACTACATCTATATCTTCCTGAAGCTGTTTGTAGAACTCTTCGAAGAGTTCGTGTGCAGTAAGGAAAGATTCTCCGAAACTATTAACGTGTAAAAAGATAAAGTCGTTTCTTATCGTGTTAAGGTCTAAACAGACTTCTTCTAACGAGTCTAAGTTCATATATACTCCTATAATTTTTATATGTATTTATAAATTAGATGTACTAGACTAAGTATAAGTTTAATAATAAATACTTAAAAGATATTTATATAGGGTTTGAAATGGATATAAATCAAGTCTTTACACCTGAAATAATAGAGTATTACAAAACAAACAAATCAGAGATAACTAAAGAGCTATTAGACCAGTTAAGAAATTCCGGGAACGAGGGAAAACAGATCGCTTTGGATATCCTTGATACAGAAAAATCAGAGGATAACTATTACCTAGATGCTTTCGGGAACAAAATCTCATTCTTGGGTGATCGCAATCTCAAAAAGGCATTCACTCAGATGAAACTGTCCCAGATACACATTGATGAAATCAAGAGGTGTTCTGAAGACCTTAACTACTTTATGGATAACTACATAAAGATCAGAACTAAGAAAGGTTACGACTTTGCCGAACTTAGAAGCTACCAGCAGAGGTTTCTTGATGTTCTTAATTCTGACTCCGAGTCAATTGTTGCGATGCTTGGAAGACAATCGGGTAAGTCTGTAACCGTTGCGATCTTTATGGCTTGGCACTTTAACTTTAACCATAATCTGAATATCGGCATATGTGCGAACAAGGGATCTCTAGCCAGAGAATTCCTGAACAACATCAAGGAAATGTTTTACTCTATTCCAATGTGGATGAGACAGGGTATCACGAGTTGGTCTAAGAGCACTATAGAATCAGAACTCAAAATGCGTGTTCTGACCGATGTTCCAGGTGAAAATTCATTCAGAGGCTTCTCCATATCATTATTATGCGTAGACGAGACGGGATGGATCCCTCCTGATAAGTTCCACGCTTTAATGGACTCCCTTTTACCATCCCAAGCAGCTATGTCTTGGAAGAAAAATATCTTTATCAGCACTCCAAACGGTATGAACCATTTCTATGACTTAGTTGAAGGTGCTAGAAGACGTAAAATCCTTTACGGACAAACTAAAGAACAGCTAGATTCACTAAAGAATGTTCTAAGCGTAAAACAAGTCGGAGATTCTTACGATGTAACCGTTGACGAACCTTCAAACAACCACGCACTCTTCGAGATGGACTGGCGAGAGGTTCCGAGATACAACTCTAAGGGCGAACGCTTAGATCCCGAAGAATTCCGCAAAGACGTTGAGACTAAGTACGGTAAAGTTTACTTTGCACAGAACTTTGCGTGTGTTACCGGAGATACAAAGATTAAAGTTTCAGATTTTGGAGAAGAAAGAGAATTTACAGTCGAAGAGTTTTATGAGGTATTATATGGATAAACGAGAAGTTAACTGTCTACAGAAGTATGGTGTTTCTCATCCAATGAAGTTAGAGTCTGTAAAGGAGAAACGAAATAGTACTTGTCTTGAAAGGTATGGTGTTCCAACACCTCTCAGTAGTCTTGAGTTAAGAGAAAAAGCAAAGGAAACGAGTTTAAGAAAGTATGGTTCAGAGTTTTATTCGAGTTCAGAAGAAGGAAGAGAGAATATTAGACAATCTCATAAAAAAGAGATGAAGTATAGTGGTGATTTTTACTCAGAGCAAGAAGTGAAAGATTTTTGTCTAGATATAAATCCTGAATATTTAAAATCTGGAGGTTATAGGACTCTTATAAAAGACGATAAAAAAATGTTCTTTTCAATTTTAAACTATTCGCGTCAGATAGATTCTTGTAAAGGAGTAACCTTTAGAGCAAGAGTGTGTTTTCTGCAAGGAAAAGTAAGAGAGTTCAAGTGTCCTGAGTGTGGAGAATTTTTCCATTGGAGTAGTTGCGAGTTTATCTTTAAGATGAAGAGATCTGACAAACATTTTAAGAATAAATGGGATTTAGAGTATTATACTAGATATTATGGAGAAAGTGAAGGTCTTAAAAAATATAACGAATATCTTAAGAGAAGAGAGGAAGGAACTGAGAAGACAAAGAAGATGAAGGTTAATTCTAAACAGTTCTATATTAATAAGTACGGTGAAGAAGAGGGAACTAAACGATATCTAAAATCCGTAGATAATAGACTTTCAAAGTCGAAAAACTCATTCTCTAAAGAATCACAAGTTTTCTTTGATAGATTAGTTATAGAGTGTAAACTTGATAGAAATAAATGCTTCTATGCGACAAATAATGGTGAGAAAACGTTTCAATTAGATGAAGAGTATAGTAAAAAGTTAAATCAGTCGGTTGTTAGACCGGATTTTGTTGTTGGAAATAAGATAATAGAGTATAACGGTGTCTACTGGCATAAAAATAGCTCGGAGAAAGATTTTAATAAGAAATGTTTTTTAGAGAGTCTAGGATTTGAGGTTCTAACGGTATGGGAAAACGAAGACCTAGAAACTTCGTTAAAAAGATGTAAAGACTTTATCAATAAAGATAGATTCCTGATTAAAACTCTAAACGGATACTCTCCGTTTAGTGGTATTAGAAAGTTAACAGTACCGAAAACGTTAAAGATCTTCTTCGATAACGAAAGTATAGAAGTCTCCGAAGACCACAGATTTGTAATCTTTGGAAAAGAGGTTTATGCTTACGAACTTAAAGTAGGAGATACACTACAAACAGAATTAGGAACTTCCGTAATAACGAAGATAGAAATCCTCGAAGATCAAAAAGATGTCTATGACGTTCTCGAGACAAAAGACCATACTTATATAACGAATAACGTAGTCTCTCATAACTGTGAATTTATCGGGAGTTCTTATACACTCCTAAGTAAAGAATCTTTACAATCGTTAAAACCTAAAGAACCTATAGACGTCTTAGATAAAAAACTTCTTATCTACGAAGAACCTATAGATTCTCATAAGTACATTATGGGAGTTGACCCTGCAAAGTCAGGTGCTGACTCGTTTAGTATTCAAGTCTTAGATGTTACCACCTTTCCCTTTGTCCAGGTAGCGGCAGCTAAGCTTCCTGACGAGAACTTTCAAATAATGCCTGCTAGACTCTACGACTGGGGAGTCTACTATAATACTGCTTTTATGATAGTAGAGAACAACGAAGGAGCAGGTACCTACGCTAATGTGATCCTGTTTAATGACTTAGAGTATGAAAACCTGTACTTTGAAAGAACCTTTGGAGTTTATAAACACGACTCTAAGACTAAAGTAGAACCTGGATTTAGAACTAATCAAAGAAACAGAAATCTTATCTTAGATACCTTTAAGCAGTTAGTTGATAACAAGAAGCTAGTCATTAACGATGCTAACACTATTAAAGAACTAAACACCTTTGTTCTAAAGAACAACAAGTACCAAGCAGACGATGGGTGCCACGATGATATGGTAATGGCTATGTGTGTAGCTCTAGCTCCTTTTGCTGATGTAAAGAACTTCGATAACTTTGCTGAGATGATTTCTAGGATGTACAGTGATTCAGAGCCAGTTAAGTTTACTGATTATCTGTGCTTAGGAAACTTTGATGACTTCTCAGATGACGAAGTACAACCTGAAGAGTCCTTAGTGTTTGGAAGACCTGTCATTAACCCGTGGAGTTTTTAGTTAAACTAAAACTTTTGACAAACTCTTAGACTACTTATATAATGAAAGTATGCTTAAACTTGTTTACACACTAAAGAAAGAAGAGTTCTTAGAGTACTTAAAGAAACTCAATCTTGACTCTAAGGACTTCGTGATGGTCCTTAGAGGTAAGTACTTTACTCCTAACGGGCTGTACTTTCTCTCTAAGAAGATCTCTAAGTTAGCAGGCTTAGACTCTGAGGAAGTCTTTTGTGTTCTCTCTAAGAGATATTTTGAGAAGATCTATAAATACGTTAAAACTTCATAGAAAACAAAAAGGGTTAAACAATGAAATTTAGAAGATTAAACGAAGACACTGTAAGTGATTGCTGGCCGTTCTATGACCTTGATGTTCCCTTTAGATTCTCTAACATCAAGTGGAACAAGTACGAGGAAGAAGATTACGAAGGATGCTGGTGGAGTTCAGTAGACTTTAAAGGAAAGTACATTCAAGGAACTCTTGTAGCTACCAAAGAACCGATGTTCTGGCACGTTAAAGCTACAAACGTAACCATAGCTCCTGAGAAGAAGGATTTTGGTTACGAAGGATTTAGAGGTGACTTAGCTGGCTTAGACCACGAACTTACTGTTCTTAAGCAGATCGTAACAGATATGTGCTAAGTGTTAGTGTGCTTAGAAGAAACCGCTAACAAAAGTTGGCGGTTTTTGTTATCTTTTTAGAAAAAATAGTTGACACTTAAACATAAGTTTTATATAATATAAGTACAAAGATAGTTCAAAAGGAGATTTTAGGAACACTTAGCAGGAGAATGCGTCAGCACCGAAAAGCTAAGAGCACTTACTGAGATAGAGGTTCGAGTCCTTTAATCCAGGTTAGGGTCTGAGTGAGATAATGCGAAAGCAAAATTGCCCTTAGTATCTCCGTGACGAATAGACTAAGTAAATAGGTAACGGTTCGAGTCCGTTTAAGTGTTCCTAAAGAATCTTTAATGGAGAAAAGAGATGAGATTTAGATTAGCATTTGCCTCAAAAGCCTTAGCTGATATAGACTATGCTAAGAGGAACTTAACTAACTTTGATCTCTACAAAATCACTGAAGAGAAGAGACCTGGATATAGCCTGCTTTTTATAGAGTTCAATACTCTCGAAGAGCTCTTAAGATTTGTTAGGTTTGAAGGACAGGTTATCTTAGACGAAGACATTCTTAGAGTGTACGATGATAATGTAGAGTAACGTTAAGCTAAAATCGCGGGGTGTTGAAAAGGTATCATTGAAGTCTCATAAGCTTCAGTCCAGGGTTCGAATCCCTGCCCCGCAACCATTTTGAAACCTGTAAACACAAGAAAAAGGCTTTAGAAACACCTCAGAGGTGTGTAAAAGAGTTAATCGCCCGTCAAAGGGTAATGCGTAAAGATACGAGTTTAAACCTTGCCCGGGTTAAGGGTTTAAAAAGTATCTCAGCAAAAGTGGTTAACTTGAATAGCCCCAGACGAGGTGTTCCTAAAGCGTTTTGAAAGGGTTGAAAAGAAATGAAATTTAGATTAGGCTTTGCCTCAGATGGAAACGCAGACTTAGAAAAAGCTAAGTCGTTGTTAAAAGGGACTTACAGAATCTCTGAGGACTCTGAACTTAGAATAGAGTTCAAGACTCTAGAGGAGGTTTTAGAGTTCGTGAGATTGAACTACAATGTTGTGATAACAGCAGAGCCTGCTGTTATCGTGTACGACGACTGGTTAGAGGTACACTGAGAGCATATGAACCCATGGAAGAAGAAAGTGCTAGAGGACGGAGGAATCCACCTAGAACTGTTCATTACCAGAAGGTGCAATATCAAGTGTAAAAATTGCACTTTCTATTGTAATATCAACAAGTCAGAGGACGAAGTACTGTATCCTCTGGAGCAAGTGGAGAAAGACCTGGGGCATCTGGCCTCGTTGGGCGTTAAGCTAAAAAGCGTAACCGTTATGGGTGGTGAACCTACAATGGTAAAAAATTTAACGGATTACCTGTACGTGGTGCGGCGGCAAGCCGATCCTGAGCACTTGAGTGTCTTCACCAACACAGTCTCGCTTGCGAATCTGTGCAACGGTGCAGGAGTTAAGGCCCTGAGAGAGACCAGAACTGCGATCACGTACACGAAGTACAGCCGGTACTTCCAAAGCGGAGCTAAAAATCTCTCGTACCTGAGTGGTTTCGGGATCCCTGTTACGTGTTCTGGCGACCTAAAATACAAAACAATGCACGATAACGCCGTTCAGGGTGAGTTCGATAAACTGACCTTACTGCCCTGTGATTCTGGCGGTGCCAAAGGAGAAGAGCATTTCCTGAAATGCGAGTGCGACATACTGTCGTTGTGCAACGGTCGGATATACACCTGCGGCAGGAGTCTGAACATAAAATATCTAAACAAAAGATTCGGATTTAGCTACCCTGAGGACAGTTATATCGAGGTCAGTTCCCTCACTTCAGCCGATGAGCTGTTCGCCTTCAGTACAACGCCAGGAAAACTGTGTTCGTTCTGTGCTAATGTAGACCCGGCTAATGCCAGGAAGGCTCCGTGGAGTCAAGAGCCGGCAGCGATAACAGACTACGTTGATAAATAGGGTTAGTCTGTTATCGTGTACGACGACTGGTTAGAGGTACACGAATGAGGTTTAAAGAGTTCGAGTATTTGTCTGAGATAGTCACAACGAGGCTTTTAGCTAAGAATTGTTAGCCTAGAGGATTAAGTATAGTGTAATAAGTAGCACGCTAGGCTAACCTTACGATGTCGAAAGACTAAAACAGAAATCAAGTGTATCATTTCTGTCTCTTGTTTGGATACACTACAGATTACAGGGGTATCGCCAAGTGGTAAGGCAACGGGTTTTGATCTCGTCACACGCTAGTTCGATCCTAGCTACCCCCGCCAGTTTACTCGGACACTAGAGAGTTAGTTATCTAGTGCGAAAAAACCGTGAAAAAGGTTTTAAACGACTAGCCGTTTAAGACCTCGCAAACGAGTTTAACGGAAACGTATGTTAACTTAAGGTCGTTTTCAGTTTTGGTTTGCGTTTTAAGATCTGCGTGTAGCTCAGTCTGGTAGAGCGCCTGTTTTGGGTGCAGAAAGTCAGGAGTTCGATTCTCTTCACGCAGACCATTTTTGCCTCGGTGGCGTAATCGGTAGCCGCCCCGGATTTAAAATCCGGTGGATCTTGAAAATCCGTGAGGGTTCGAGTCCCTCCCGAGGCACCAATTAGGCCCGATAGTTTAATCGGTGAGAACAAACGACTCATAATCGTTAAGATATAGGTTCAAATCCTATTCGGGCCACCACTTTGAGCGTGACTTAGACCCTGCCTGAACTCTGAGAGTTCTACGTATTCTAAGCCCATCAGAGGCTAGTGATAGCCTTACTAACACGGTGCGACGTTGTACACTGATAACTTTCAGTCAGTGTGTTTCCCGTGTCACTTGCAAAGAAAGACTCTTTTCCGGAAAGAGTGGACAGGTCTTTCAGAAAGTCTTTATCCTGTCTTTTTGTGCTGGAGTATCTCAATGGTAGAGTGACGGTTTTGTACTCCGTTAATGTGGGTTCGATTCCTACCTCCAGCACCACTTTGGACTCTTAACTTATCAGAGTTCGAATCTCTGAGAGTCTAGAACTTTCAGGAACCTCTTCGCCCTTCTACAACCAGTCAATCTTCTCAGAGGGAGTTCCTGAAAGTTTCTAAGTAAGTATAAATAACTACAAACTGAGGTAAGTATGAAGTTTAAAGACCTAAACGAAGCTAATGAAGAAAAGCTCTTTGTAGTTAAAGTAACAGACTTAGAGTACAAGGGAATTGAGTACGTTAGAACACTGAACTGTAGTTCAGCATTTCCTCTTACTCCGTTACTGAAAGAAGCACTTCCTGTTACAAAGGACGAGTGGGAACACTGTGCTCTCAGAGAGAAGCTTGCTGAGAAGACTTTCTGGAAGAGACTTTCTTGGGGAAGTGATGAAAAGCCTAAGTACAGATTTACTCTTATTAAATATATTCCTAACGCTGAGGACTTGATTCCTGTTTACGTTCAGGTAACC